TTTGCTGGTGAATATTGTGCGTTAGATAGGATGCCTGAGGAGAAGTCCTTGTTAGCGTTCTGGTTCCAAAACATATCTTCGTCATAGCGACGTTTCTGGTCGTTCATCTTAGCTTGGTCATATCCTTGTAGGCCTTCTCCAGCTCCCACGCCGTAGGCCATAGAGTCACCAATCTGACCAAATGACCTCCCATAGGCATTTCCCATGCCACTATTTGCGGTGAACGCATTCTGGGTGTCCTGGTTGGCTTGGTTTGTGTACTGGTTCATAAGCTGGTTATTAATTCCCGCTGTCATGTCAGCTTGCCTGTCGTTGAAGCCCCGGTTGGCAATTGCTCCGGCCATCATAGCTCGAGTGTTGTTGGTGTTGCCTGTCCCGGATGCACCCTGATCAATACCAGTGAGGGTTTGTTCCTCTAGCTGGCGTCTTGGGTCACGCATAGCAGCGTCGACCATCCCACCTGAGTTCGCTGTGGCGTACTTCTGAGCGTCGGCCAGGGTAGTTCCACTGGAGGCTTTGTTGTACATGTCCTGGTAGTTACCAGCGTAGCCTTTGGTGCTGTCCATCATACCGAAAGAGTTGTCCATCATGCCGGGGACCCTGCCACCCATGTTGTTATAGGCATTGGTTGCGTAGGGGTTAGGCCCTGCGTAGGTGTCTCCACTGTAAGCACCACCAGCTTTAATCTTTTCAAGCTCTGTCTTGCCATCCGCATACATATCTTTGATGTACGGTTTCGACATCTCCCAGGGTTCGCGGTTTAGTTTATTCTGCTCGTCTTTATAACGGCGGTCGTCTTTGGCACCCTTGTTTGCCATGACCCCACCTATAACTGCACCTGCAATTTGACCCCACATATGAGTATTCCTTTTCTTAAAGTATTAAACTGCGACCCAAGCTGAGCCGTTGTAGACGACCAGTCCTTCAGCATTATTGCTTAAGGGGTTCCACGGAAGTGTGGAAAAGCGCACCATGCCTCGTTTTGGTTTGGCTGGTGCCTGGTCTGTTGTTTGGACTGATCCATCGGTTAAACTGCGTATTGAGGCTTCAATGCCCTGAAGTTCGCCCTGGATGAATGTTTGTATGCTCTCTTCTAATTCTGGGATGTAACGACGGATGTACTGCTTTATGAGTAGGTCGCTATTTTCGTTAACTGCCATTGCGTGGTTACCTTTTGCCCATTGCATAGATCTCGACATCAAAACTTGAGAAGGAGAAATCTTTGTCGGTGGGTACTTCAAGCTTATACGAGAGGTATCTCCCGCTCTCTCTGGTATCCAGCTTATACCCGGTAGAGATATTGAGAACTTGAGCTGCACTATACGTTGGTAGAGTACTCGGGAGCTGGGATGCTCCAAAGGTAAAGGAGAAGTCCTTGTTGGAGTTCGATGTCTCGATCTGAGGGGATATCTTACTGATGGTCTTGTACCCAGTTAAGGGGAGCTGAGATTCGTCTAAGTCTATACCTATGCGCTCGAGCTTTGTGGGCTTAGTTGCTGTTGTATCCATCGGGAACGTCAGTGATCCATTGTCAAACAAATCGACACCCCACAGTTTATTAGAGGCAATGCCATTGGGAGTATCTGTCCTTCCAGCCATCAAGAGGTGCTGGTCATACCCGGCTTCCTGGGAATAATAGGTACCCCCCACGACAGCGTATGTCTGGGTAGCGTTAGCGAAGGTACTCACCGAGGATACGTTAGCTGAGGTGGCATCGTATACATTAGGGAGATCCATGAAGGACCAGGTGTTGCTTCTGTAGTTATACACGGCAGCTCTGTTGCACCCGGTAGTATTAGTGAAGGAGACCATGTCGTCCCCGGAGACGTAGCAGAAGTAAACCTCCTCTAGATCCTTGTTGTGTGCGACGAAGCACCTGTCGGTGAGGCTGTTATTCAAGGATGCAAAGATGTAGTCTTTGACACGTTGGTCAACTATGGAAGTTCTCGAGATACCATCGTTAATGTAGATGTCGTTTGTATCGAAGACAAAGTGCTTACGCTCGACCTCAACCACGCAGTTGTGGTTTATGACACCAGCGTCACTGAAGACCTTACGGAAGTTAAAGATAAACTGACCCCCAACGAATTCCATCTGCCACACCTGGTCACTCGAGTAGATCATGAGGTTAGAACCGAGGGTGGTCGTGTCAATGATGGGTGTCGTCATTTGCACTAGGTCATTATACCCGGCACTCTTGGTTGTGTCTGTGGGGTCCCAGCTGTCTGGGACAGCATTAGCAGTAGCAATATTGGACCACTTAACTCGGTTCGGGAAGTTCGTTGAGCCCTCGGTCATATTAGAGGCTATCAAGAAATCCCCGAAGCTCCTGAGAGACCCGGCTCTGTGGGTAGACGTCCAGTTAGTTAGGTCTGCAAAGTTAGTACCACTGGGGGATCTAAAGACGGGGACACGATCTTCCCGGTTGATATAGGTGACATCAGCTAGGGAGCAGCTGGTGTAGGACTTAACTGAGGATGAACCAGTGATGGAACCTGAGCGATCATTAAGAGTACCACCGGCATACTCGTGGATAGCGTAATCATCGGAGACGACAATAACACTATCGAAGCCTGTAGAGGAGTTAATACCGTGGAGGTGCTGGGGTGAGAAACTAATGCTCTCTTTGACAGTGCGGAACACGGGGGCACGGGATACCCGACCACTATGGAAGCGTACGTTATTGGCCCTGGTGAATGCATTAAAGGGGAGGTTGTAGGGGTCGACATCAGTGACAACACCAGTGGAGCCAAGGTCTCTAATAGGCAAGTTAGCCATAGTTCAGATCCTTATGATTTCATGATGTAGCAAAGGGAGAAGAATAAGGGGCGGTTATCTATGGCAGTAGCACCACCAGTCGCTGCGGATGTACCTGAGATCGTGTGGGTGTGAGTACTTTCAGAGCCTATAGTGTGCGTGTGTGCCCCAGCAGATTCTGTTGCCCGTGAACTGGTTCCAGCGACGGTGCTCATTGCTGGTGAACCTCCAAAAGCATCACCACGGGCGTAGAAGGTCATATTGTGTGTGTGGGCACCATCTGAGGAGATTGAGTGCGTGTGGGAGCCCCCAGCACCAGAGGTCAATGAGATGCCGTGGGTGTGCGAGGGTAGGTTCGTAGTGGCTATGGTGAGGCTGTTTGTGCCCCCAGTAGCATTAACTGCGGTTGTCCCAGCCCCCATGACAAACTTCTCACGAAGGTCTGGTGTAGAGTTACTCCCGTTACATAAGACCCAGCCAGTAGGAATAGCTGCTTCAGCTCCCGACCAAATGATGATGCCGCCAGTTGGGAAAGTTGTGTTTAAGATGGCCTGGGTGCCAGTGACGGGACCAGTGATATTGGGGAAGGTGGCTTTGAGGGTGCTTTTGATCAGACGGATGTGGTCGTCGGCAGCTGAGAGGGCGTCGGTGGATGCTGGGTTAGTTGCAACGAGATCATCGATGTATGTGCCAGTTTCTAAAGCCATACTTAGGTTTCCTTTATGTGTGTTTCTTGGGTGGGCCTCTGCTCAAAGAGGTCAATAATAATAATAACAAGCCCGACCCTTTACCGGCTTTTTGGAATCATTAAGTCATTATTAGGCCCTGGGGGTCATTTTTATGGGTAGTGGAATTCCAGATCATTATTTCATTAGCTAAGTCATTGATATCATTAGATACCTAAGAGCAACGGATATATTATCTATTGCCCGTCATGGCTACTTTGGTTCCTAGACATTAGCGACATTTGCCCTCTGAAAATTGTCGGAATAAGGTCTTTTTATGTTGTCTGCAGATCGGGACAAGGATATCGACAAACAATAAACCACCTCAGCCTCTTAAGTTATCTTAGGTTATCCAGAGTGTATCTTAAGTATCTTAAGTTATCTTAGGTTATCCAGAGTGTATCTTAAGTATCTTAAGTTATCCTAAGTAAATACTAAGTATAACCTAAGTGTATCTTAGGTATAACTTAAGTTGTCTTAGTATTTATTAAAATTGTTCTGCTTATTAGTATATACTTAGACCACTTAAGTACTCTTAAGTACTCTTAAGTACTCTTAAGTTATCTGATAAGAGTAACTG